CACCGTCGCTGTGGCCGTCCTGCCCGGTGGCAGCACCCGTTCCGGCCGGCCGGTGCCGTTGAACGCGACGCTCAGGCCCGGCATCAGCCAGCCGCCTTGGTCGTACCAGTGCGGCGACCGGGACAGCCACGCGCTGTAGGCGCCCGCGGGGGAGCCGTACCGCTGGGCGATGTACCGCAGCCCGGCGATGGCCTGCAGGCCCGGATCCGACGTCTTGCCGATCCCGACGCTCGCCCAGGTCGAGTTGAGGAACTGAAAGAGGCCATAGGCGCTTGACGTGGGGTTTTGCGCGGTGTTGCGCCACCCGGACTCGCCCTGGATGAGCGCCGAGAGCGCCATCCACTGCGCGCCGGTGTCCCAGCCGTAGCCGGCGGCCACCGCGCGCACCGCGGCGCCGCTGCTACTGAACGCGCCCGCGATCAGACCGGGAATGGTGGAGATCAGGTCGACGATGCCCTGTAGGGCGTTCGCGGTCAGGAAGCCCTCGTACGCTCGCAGCCGCTCGTCCAGGCCCTGCTCGTGCAGGGTGGTGGTTTGCCACCAGTTGATCGGCCCGCCCTGCGCGAACCCCGGTAGGGCGCCGCTGCGGGCGAGGGACCGCATGCGGGCCATGCTGTCGTGGCCGCCGGCGCCGCGGACCTCAGCGGCGGACCACATGTGCTCGCCGGTGCTGGCCCGGATCAGCACGTCGTCGGAGGTGTCCGTGCCCGGCCCCCAGATCGGGCCGCCGAACGCGCGGCCATGAGATGCGCGGAAGGTGACCAGCACCTCCTCGTCGCTGATGCTCACCAACGCTGAGTTGACCATCCGGGAGAAGTGGTCGGCCACGTTGATGGCGTCCTGGGTTTCCAGGACAGCCTTCGTGCTCACCTGCGGCGGCACCGCATACAACCGGTCGATGTAGGCCGTGGCGGCATCGCGGGTCAGGCCGAACTGCATCACCTGTTTGATCAGTTCATCGCGGTGCTTCAGCGCCGCACCACGCACGTCGTCGTACGACCGGCCCTCGTCGATCATGGCCTTGATGTGGTCCTGCGCGGCCTGGATCTCATCGAGGATGGCCTGCCGGTTGTCCCGCCCCGCCTGCGTGTTCAGGTCCAGGGTGCGGCCGTGGTCGTGCAGGGCGTCCTTGGTCTTCTGGATGGAGTCCAACCAGCGCAGCTCGGCCTCATCAACGGCGATGTGCGCGCCGGTGAGCTTGTCCAGGGATTCCTTCAGCTTGTCGGCCTCGGTGGCGCCCTTGTCCATGGCCGTGTTCAGGTCATCCTGGCCGGTCGTCTGCCGCTTGGCCGCGCTGGCTGTGTCGTCGTGCGCGTCCGCCAACGGGCCCATGGCCTCGTGCTCGCGCTTGTACGCGGCGGCCGCGTCGTTGATCGATTGGTTGGTGCCGTTCAGTGCGTCGAGTAGAAGCTGCGCAGCTTGGGCCTGATCAGTCATGGTGACGGCCGCGCCCTGGCCGCTCACCGACACCGTGGTCTGGTCCTGGACGATCTGCCGCAGCTGCGGACGCAGCCGATCCAGGGCCCCACTCTGTCCCAGCACGGCATCTGTGACCTCGGCGAGGCTGATGCCGAGGTCCTTGGCCGCCTTGAGCGCGCCCTCCTCCTCGAGCTTGTGCGTCACCAGGGCCCGCGTGTTCGTGCCCAGCGCGCCCTCGTCGGTCTTCAACGCGCGGGTGAACTCCCGCACCTCCGCCGCCGCTTCGGCCTTCTTGTTGATGAATACTCCAAGCCCGATCACGGCCCCGGCGAGGGCCAGTCCCCAGGGGCCCGACAGGAACGACCCCACCCCGCCCAGGGCCTTGCCGAAGGCTTGCGACTTGGGGCCCATGTCGTCCAGGGACCGGCGGAACTCGGCCACCTTCGGCGCGCCCAACAGGAACGCCCCGGACACCAGGCTGGCCGCGCCGGCGAGGCTGCCCAGCACGGACAGGCTCTTCTGCGCTGGCTCCGGCAGCTCCCGCATCACGTCCAACCAGCCGCCGACCTTCTCCGACGCGGCGCCCACCACCGGCAGGAACGTCTCCCCCACATCGATCGCGAAGTCCTTGATCTGGTTGCGGGCCATCTCCATCTGCGCCGCCGTGGTCTGGTACCGCTTGGCCGCCTCCTCGGTCAACGCCGAGTTCTCACCCCACGCCCGGTTGCCGGTGGCGATCGACTCCCGCAGCAGGTCACCCGCGCCCGCGGTGCTCAACATCGCGTTCCGCACATGGATCTCCGACAGGCCCAGGTTGTCCAGCACGCCGAACGTGTCCCGACCCGTCGTCTGCATACGGCCAAGGCCCTCGACGAACGCCACCACCGCGCCGGCGGCGTCAGTCTTGAACCGCTGCGCGAACTGCTGGCCAGTCATCCCGGCGACGGAGGCGAACGCCTGAAGTTTCTCCCCGCCCTCGTTCACCGCAGCGGAGATCTTGATGAACGCGGTGCTGATGGACGAGCCGCCAGCTTCGGCCTCGATACCCACCGATGAGAGCGCGGACGCGAAACCGAGCACGTCACCCTCGGACAGGCCGATCTGCTTACCCGCGCCAGCGATGCGCTGCGCCATCATCGTGATCTCAGACTCGGTCGAGGCGCCGTTGTTGCCCAGCTCCACCAGCGCCGCACCCATCCGGCTGATGTCGCGCTGGCTGGTGCCCATCACGTTCGCGATCCGCGCCAACGCGTTAGCCGCCTGGTCAGCGGTCAGGTCCGTGGTCTCACCCAGGTCGATCATGGTGCGGGTGAAGCTGACGATGTTCTCCCGCTTGATCCCAAGCGCGCCCGCGGCCTCCGCCACCGCGGCGATCTCCTCATGCGTGGCCGGCAGCTCACGGGCCAGGTTGCGCAGCTCGGTCTCCAGGGCCTGCATCTGCGCCGGTGTCCCACCGACGGTCTTGGTGACCCCGGCCCACGCCGACTCCCAGCTGATCGCCGCCTTGGTCGCCAACCCGAACCCGGCAATCATGGACGCGCCGAACGCGGTCACCGCCGTGCCCACGCGAGTCATGGCCTGCTCACGCTGCTGCGCCACCCGCAGCGCCTCGGCCTCCATCTTCTTCAGCTCGCGCGACAAGATCGTCGCGGAGTCCTTCGCGGACTTGACCTCGCTGGCCATGACCGTGCCGAGGTTCGTGCGGAAGTCCAGGACAAGGTCGCGGGTAGGCACGGCTCACCCCCCCGCTACTCCAAATGGCTACTCTTCGTGGCAAGCGGTACGCGAAGGGGGGGTCGTCGCGGCATATAGAGACGTGACGACATTTGATGACGTGCCCGCAGCCCGAAAACGCTCTCCCTGGCTGCGGTGGGGCGTGCCTTTTCTCGTTGTAGGCGCACTCACTACCGGCGTGATCATCTGGCTGAATGCGGCCATGGGACCGGTCGGCGGGGTAGCAGGAACACCACCAGCCCCACCGGTGAGCATCCGCGGCACGCTCACCTTGCGCGACTCGTTCGCCAGCAGCGACGGCGCGTGCGTCGGCAAAGGCGGTTACGCCGATATCCGCGGCGGCACCCAGGTCACCGTGTACGACGGCCCTCGTGTCGCCGCCGTTGGCTCACTCTCAACCGGTGTCGTGGTCGGCGCCTGGCCGGGTGACTGCGACTTCGCGTTCTCGGTGACCGTGCCCCGCGGCCCCGACTTCTACTCCGTTGAGGTTAGCCACCGCGGCCGGCTCAACTACTCGGCTGGTGAACTCGAACAGGCCCTTCAGCTCACCCTCGGCTGACGCCGCAACTGCACGTGCACCCCACGGCCGTCCTCCGGGGTGATCGACGCCTGGGCCAACTGCACGGCCTCGCAACCAGCGCACAAGTGAATCTCCGCCACATAAGCGTCGCGGCGACCACCCTGATCCTCGGCCCATTCCTCCGCGCGGGTACCGCACCGCGGGCAGGTCGCCAACTGCCGCAGGTGCCAGGCGATCGCCTTGTCCCGGTCGGCTTGCGTCCACACGAGCGGACCGCCGAGGAAATGCGAGTGCGGGACCCGGTACGCGGCGCATACCGCGAGCTCCAGCTCGAGCTGCGGATCAACGCTCAGCCTTTTGGGACCGACGCGTCCGGCGTGCGGTCATTCACGCCGAGCGCGGCCGCCCACAACGCGGCCACCTCACCCAGGGACACCGGGCCCTTGGTGATGAAGTCGGCCCAGTCCGCCTCGGTCATGTCACCCTCGACGCACGCCGCGAGCAGCGCCGGGCGGAACGTCTCCGTGTTCCACGGCGTCTGCCCAGCCTCACGCTGCTCCGCGGTGGGCGGGTGGGCGGTGATGAGGGCTTCCATGTCCGCTGGCGGCAGCGCGGTGAGCTGCAGCGTCTCGTAGCAGGCGTCGACCTCGGCCTGCGCCTCGTCGGCCTTCGCCTTCGCGTCGCGAGCGGCGTCGGAATCGTCGCCGTCGCGGTACACGGCCAGTCGCCACGCCGTCGACGCCTCACGCAGCGCCCTGTCCGCCGTGGCCGGGTCGGTGATGCGCAGCCGGAACTCGGCGCGTGGTCGCTCACGCGCCAGCAGCCGCGCCCGCAGGCTCGCCATCTCAGCCATCGACTTCGTAGATGGATCGGAACGTTGCTGGTGAGCACACGAATACGTCGTTGGCCGAGTCCCGTACCACCCAGTCGCCCGGCTTGGCGGCGAAATCGCCGGAAACGGTGTCGATGAACAGGGCGTCCTCGGGTGCGCCGCTGGCCTTCGACCAGTAACCGATGGCGCCGATCCATTCGCCGATCACGGCGGCGTTATCCGCCGTGAGCCGCCGAGCCTCGACCGGGCCGGTGTGCCTGACGCGGTAACGGATCCGCGACGGGTTCCAGTCCCGCAGCCATTCCGGTGCCCCAGCGCCGGGCACCGTGAAGTCGCGGGTGGCGGCGCGCTCCCGCGACTCGTCCAGGTACTTCGAGCCCGACTCGTTCAGCAGGTACTCGGACAGGTGCACGATCAGCCCGTCGGCGCAGTTCTCCACGCCCGCGACGTCTGCGAGCCGGTTGAGGTCGAGGCCCAAGCCATGCAGCCACGTCTTCAGCTCTGCGAACTGCGTCTTCCCGAGATCCCGGTGCGCCTCGATCCACACGATCTCGGCGGTCATGGCGTTGCTCACGACTGCGGGAGGGTAACGTTCTCGTTCGGTTCCTGCAGCACGGCGTAGCTGAACCTCAGCCGCGTGGCCTCCGTGAACGACCGCTGCTTCGGCACAGACGCGACCTGCACCTTGAACACGTCGCCCTTCGCCGTCGCCAAGCCGCCGTCGGCGACGACGATGAACCCGATCGTGTCCTTCGGCATCAGCGCCCGCAGGTCGTTGCCCGACTTGTCCGCGTAGAACACGATGAACGCGTCCGGGCTGGTGATCACACCCGGCAGCTTCGACGTGTACCTCGTCGCCAAGTCGGGGGTCTCGATGAAGTTGGTCGACACCTCCCAGCCACCCCAGTCGGCCAGGTCACGACCGACCTCGGTGCCGTTGTCCAGCTCGGAGAACGTCGGCGCCGCCGGGTTGCTGATGCTCGTGCACCACAGCACCTGCGTCGTACCGCGGGAGAAGTATCGGGTGATCGCGGCCGGCTGGTTGGGGGTGATCGGCATTCGTCACTCCTCTGTGCTTTCTGCCGGCTGCTCGGCCGGTGACGTTGTTTGCGGTGGCGCCAGCTGCTCCAGCCGGGTCACCAACGTGGTTCGGGGCTGCTCCCTCAACCGCTCCGCCAGCAGCGCCAGCGCGGAGCGCTCCGGGTCGTCGCCCACCCACTCCAGGACCGCGTCCACGGTCCCGGCGGGCACCTGCTCGGTTGCCGGCATCAGCCAGCCGCCCTGGTCATATTGCGGTTCTGGCTTCGGTCCGAGGCGCCAGCCAGCGCCCAGCCAGTGGTCGACCGCGGTCTCGGGCACGTCGGCCGGCTCGGCGACGTCGGGGTGGTGAATGGTCACGAACTCCACGACGAGCCCCCTACGCGCTCGCGCCCAGCAGGACGACGTTGTAGATCACCGAGGAGCCGCCGGCCGAGTTCACCATGTCGATCAGATCGCCGGTGCCCGCGGTAACCACCACACCGGCCGCGGTCGGCGCGAACCACTGGAAATAGCCGCCTGGGTGCACCGGGATGCCGTCGCTGGCGGCGAGGAACAGGGGCACCCCATTGGTCGCTGGCCGCGTCACGTTGACGTTGTTCGTGTTCGCCGCGTCGGCCTCGACGAACAGGAACTTCAGCCGCGCGAACGTGATCAGCGCGCCGAACGGGTCTGTGAGCACACCCGCCAGGTCGAGGCTGTCCGTCGAGGACGCGGTGATGGTGCGCTTGTCGTGCCAGATGCGGTCCACCTGGTTCGCGCCCGTCCCCGAACCCAGGGCCTTGTCCAGCGCGTACGCCAACGGCGCTGATGCGGTCACCAAGTCCAACGCCGAGGTGAGCGTGCCCGTGAACGACACACCGAGGCGGACGTTGTCCAGCGGCATGGGGGTCTCCTCCGAGAGGTCAGCGCCAGCCGTGCTGGCGGAAGCTCTTGTCGATCACGTCCGCGACGGCCTCAGCCGCCTTGCTGGCGCCCGCCTCCGCCGCCGGGCCCAGGAACGGCCGGGCACGCTGGTTCACCCACGTCCACTCCGTGCGGACCTGGTTCTCGGCGTCGGCGAACACCGGATGGCGGAAGTTCCCCGGCTGGCCCTTGTGCTCGATCGGTCGGGCGTGCGGTGCCGCCCTGGACGACACCCGCACCGACACGCCCGCGCGGCCAGCCAGGCGGGTACGCACCCGGATCGCGCCAGGGATGCGGTTCGACCAGGACGCGCGGGACCGGGCGTCCGCAGCGATCGGCTCCGCCGCCCGGCGCAAGCCCTCCCGCAGCTCGCGGTCCAGGGTGCGGGGCAACTGGCCCAGGTCAACGATCAGCGCCTCAACTGTGCTCACGTCGACCCCCTACTCAGTTGTTGCCGAATACCGTGACCGCGACCAGGGACCTGATCCGCACTTCCACACCACCCCGCGATGGCCACGGGAACAACTGGGACGTTGGGCTGATCTCCATGTCCGCCACATCCGGCAGATCCAGATTGGGCGACGCGTAGATGGCGGCCTCGGCGAGAGCCAGTAGCTCATAGACCCGGCGGCGAGCATCCTTGATCGCGTCGCGGCGGCAGTAGGCCCCGAACGGGACCGTCACGATCTCGGAATACATCGCGTCGGCGAGCCCGGTCCGAGTTCGTTCCGAGGTGGCCGACTCACCGCCAGCGCCCGCCTCGGGGTCGTGGCCGACGAACCACGCGTCATGCGTGTCGCCCTCCCGGACAGGGCCGTCCCACACGAGCACGCCAGTCGGCCTCGCCGCCCGCAGGACCTCCAGAATCGCCTCAACGACATCCGGGACGCGGGAAGTCACGGCAGGTACCAGTAGCCAGACGATGCCTTGGCCTGGTCCGGCCACGACTCAGCGTCCGGGAACGAGCCCATCGGAGCGGTAGCGCCGCCCGCGACATGCGCGGTTCGAGCGGATTGGAGGATCTCCTCGCGCCGCTCCAGGGCTGCGGCGCCCCAAGACATGGTCATCCAGCCATCCGTGACGGACT